CTCTGCCCCATAAGACTTTAAGAACTCTATAGCGCCTTCTGCTGAATCGTAGTTAGGAACGATACTAGCCGCTGGTGAGTCTTCTAGGATTTCGTCTAGGGCGTACTTAACAAACATAGCGCAGTCATTAGAGCCCCACGCGAACGGTTCGTACATTTTAGATTCGATATAGGTAGCTAGCCGCTCTGTATTAATCATTCTGAAGGTCGACCCCAAAATATCTGCTTGTCCTGAAGGTCAGCCACGTAATCCAGACCGTAATCGCTCGGATACAGTAGCTTCTGCTCTTCTGAGGTGTAGCGGTACACGCGAGGACGGCTAAGGTCGATAATGTTGTTCTCTACGGTCAGAGTAACGCGAGCCGAGTCTGCACCCTCTGTAATAGTCATTACGTCCATACGACCTTTAAACAGCGTGTAGGCGCTGAAAGTGCCGCTGTTGATCGTACCGAATAAAAGACTCGCTGGGCGGCCTGTGTAATTCTCTGTTAGTGCGTCGGTAATGATAGAAGAGTCTAGGCCGTCCAGTGTGATAGTCATACCGCGTGCGGCGATTTCGCTAGTCTCTTCGATGTCAGATACAGATAATAACTGACCTGCGCCAATGTACGTATCGCCGTTAATGGTTGCGTCGTAAGTACCATTCCAGAGGTTAACGTCGCCAGAGTCGAACTCTAACTTAACAGCGTAAAATAATTGTACTTCTTGGTCTGTTAGACCGGTGGGTACTGTACGAGCCATTAGATAGCCTCCACTGCGCCGAACGAGATACCGTAAACTGTCGCGGTGTTAATGTCCCACGATACGTCGTTAGTAGACAGGCGGAAAGCGCCTTTGCAGTTTGTTACGGTAACTGTCGCTCCGTCTGCTGGCGCTGTGCGAATACTAGGAAACACGTTTAAGGTAGCTGCGCCTAGCTCGTCTGAATCTACGTCTTCTAGCACTTTGTGAAGCGTAGATGTAGCGCCAGAACCTAGCTGGATGTAATCACCAGCTTTTAGGTAGCCAGTAGCGCTAGTAGGTAATCCGTCGATCACTAAGTAGTCACCAGTTTGACCAGCCACAGCCACTACAGGCGTACCTGCTGCGCTGGCAGCCGATCCTCGCGGAGTCGCTCCGTTCGGATCGCCGATAAGAAATGTTCCGTATACGCCGCGTAAGCGCAACAAGAAAGAGACCCAATCTTCTGCGGTGTCTCGCTTCATTGCCGGTAGCGATACGTCTACTTCCCAGCCAGAGCCTTGGTGTCTGTAGACCGATTGACTGAAAGTAAAAGGCGACACGCTGATAGCTGTTGCGTTACGTGCGACAAAACGCACGCTCGCTATGTCTGTAGAAGGTGTGCTAAGTGGGTAAGATTCAGCCATTTATTACGCTCCGAACGCTGCGCCGAATGATCCGCCGCGCTTTTTAGCATCCAGAACAGCCGCTTTAGATGCGTTAGCGATCTGCGGTAGTAACTGCATGATCTCTGTACGCACGGTCTGCTGAACACCTGTTGAAATATTGATATTCTGTACGATAGTAGCACCGCCGCCCATTTTATCAGTAGGTATGATCGCGCCGTTAGTGTTTGGCACAAACATTTCGCGACCGTGTTCGCCTACGATAGTAGGTTCACCAGCACTAACTGCGCCGCCTAAGGCGTTGTGAGTAATTGCTCCAGCGGATGCCGCTATAGAGGCTGGAGCTCCAATGTTAGTCGCTGGCGTAGAGCCGAATAGGTTACCTAGTATACCACTAAGACCGCCTGCGTCAGTTAGCATACCTGCAAGCGGTTTAGTAATGCTTGCTTGAATCTGCATACGAATAAGATCGTTAATAACAGATCGAGCCATATCAGAAAAAGACTCAGCAACATCCTTAGAGCCTGTTACAAGAGCCATTAGCCCGTCTTCGACAGGTTTAAGGTACTTCTCAGACTCTTGCAGCATCTTGTCGTATTCAGCTTGCGCGGCTTTGTCCTGAGCTAGTTTTAGCTCTGCCATCTCTTTGCGCTTAGCCAACTGCTTATTGTAGGCGTCATCCTCAGCGTTTAGCTGATCCAGTAGACGCTGCGTAAACTTAGCCTGCTCGGCAGTTTCCGCGGATGCTTGCTCGCGTCTTAACTTATCTTCTAAGCGTGCTTTCTCTAGGGCGCGCGCCTTACGTTCGTCAGCGCGTTTGCGGTCTTCGTCTTCAAAGATGCGCTGTAAGTTAAGCTCTGCCTGATCCTGAGCTAGCTTTTCTTCGGTCGTGCCGTTTAGGTCTTCTATAGTCTTCTGCAAGCGCTGATTGCGTGACGCCTGTAGTTCAATAGCTATAGCTTGAGCTTCTATGTCTGCCTGCATTAACTGAGCAGATCGGCGCTCGTTTTCAGTGCCTTTCTCGAACCTAGCTTTAGCTGCGACGGTTTTATTGTACTTAGCTTCTAGTTTAGCTAATTCCTCTTGCCCTTCGCCGAGCGTCTTATTAAGCTCATCTAGTTTTTTCTGCGTAGTTACTGGGGCAATTTTGCGTATGGTCGTCTCGCTGTCTTTGGCAGCTTTTTTAAGCTCCTCGAAAGCGTCAGTAGTAGAGAAAAGCGCAGGTAGAAGTACCATAGCCAATGACGCAGCTAGACCGCCTACGGCACCTAGTAGCGGCGCTCCTAGCACGAAACCTAAGTCGGCAGCCTGTTGCGATAGGGCGAGCATAGGGTTAGTACCGCCTTGAATCTGGCCTACTAACTGTTGAATCTGAATACCGGCCGAGCCAGCTTTTCTACCCATTCCTGATAGGCTGTTACCCGCGCCTACAGCCGCAGTTTCGGTCTTTTTAAAGTCTGACCGTAGCCAAGCTAAATCCTTACGAACTTCTGCTATAGGCTGTTTTGTGTCGTTCTGCGCGGATATTCTAATTCGCAATTCTTCAGGTGTTGCCATATTGTTCAGCCCTTATTTGATAATACGCTAACCACCCGTTGAACTCTTCGAGGCTGATTTGTCCAACCTCTTCAACCGTTTTGCCTAGCTTTTCGGCTAGGGTATACAGTGCGAATAACTCCGGATCGGCTTTTACTTTCCCACCATGTCATCGACCGACGGAGCTTCTGCGATCTTCGACGCAATACGCTGGATAACGTTGGGGTCTACTTTCTTCATAAGCAGAGGCTTATCGGAAAGATCGAACGCCTTTACGCCGTCATCTAGCTCACACTTTAAAATCACTAGGCGGACTAAGAACTCTGTCTCATCTCCGTCAGCCGCCGAGCGTAGTGCTTTGCGGTCGTTCATTGATAGTGGAGACGAATAAAGAACTGTAGGGTTACCCTGTTCGTCTGCCCATTCAGGTACTTCAATTTTCTTCATACCTTGGGCGTCAAAGTGCGCCTTAGCGCGATCTAAAATGCTCATAAATCTATTCTCCGTTTAACCTCCGTTTGAATCACTGAGCAGCAGTAAACGGAGAAAAACTGTCTTCGGGTTTCCCCTAGCTCAGCGAACCTTTTACGCCCAGACTACAGCGCCGTTAGCTGTAAAGCTGTACGAACCTTCTACAAGACCGTCGAAAGAAGACGAAACGCCTGCTTCTGTGATGATTGCAGATACAGTCGCGTAAGTGTCAGCATCTACGTATAGAGCTAGAGTCACTTCAGCGCCTACAGTCATTGCGCCTTGACCGGTTGTGTCGGTTTCGTCGTAATGAACAGCTAATGAGCCGCTAGCAGTAGTTAGACTTGGCGTGTAAGTACGCGCAGAGTCGCCCATGCTAGTAGTGTCTAGGGTTTCCGCAGATTCAGTTAGAGACCAGTCTTTAACTTCTGCTACAGTGTTTGCGCCTACTTTTACGTAGCCTTCTGAGCCTTTATGCACCGCCATGTTAAATCTCCTAAAGTTATGCGTTGCCTCTCGCGTAAGTATATAAGACTGACACGGTTACTACTATACCGCCGAGCGGTTCAATAGCGCCTTCGTCTGTCTCAACCGACACGACTTGAGTATCTAACGCATAACCGCCGCGAGTGCGATCAGCGTCTAACCCATTTTCGATAGCCTCTATTAACTCGTTTCTCAACGTATCAATAGACGCCCCTTTAACAAACCCGACGATGCGAATTGTTAAATCAGATACACGCTGGATATTGTCGCCGCCGATTGTACGGTCGCTGCGAGTTTCTCCGGCTGTCTGAACTAAGCAAGCTGGAAACTGTGCGTTGCTTAGTTCCTCAAATTTAAACGGCTGACGAGTGACAAACTTAGTCTCTGGTAGATCGCGCAATGCTCTAACAATGTTGTCGCAGATTACTTCTCTGTTACTCATCCGAATAGCCTTTTCTTAATACGAGCTACGATCAATCGCTGCTCAGTCATATTGAACTTAAAGAAAGGTCGCTTCTGATTATTGAAGAACGCTTTCTTATTTGCCGTCGCAGTAGAGAATCTAATCTCCGAATACCCACGGCCTTTACGCGGAGTTATCGCGCTTAGCATCTTACCAGTAACCATTAGGTTAACGATGCCGGTAGCGTCTCCGCTGAACGCTGAACGGGTCTTAGTACGAGGCCAGCCAGCCTTTTTAGCTGCTGCGTACTGTTTAGAGTACGGCGCAAACGCTCCGTCTACTCCGTCGCCCTTCTCTGTACGATCTAAAATGAGACTAGCGCCGTAAGCGGCAGCGTCAAACAACGCCTTGTCTACCTGATCCGGTAGCTCTCGCTCAATCTCTTTGAGCTTGTTTAGAAGACTCTTATCGAGAATCTCTAAGCTAATATTCATCGCGTAAGTCTGGTCTGAACTTTCGTCGATTTCTCTTCAGTAGATATTGAGCCGTCTTCGTTGTAATCGTACTCTACGCCGTCTGCGAAGATCGCTTGTAGCTCTTGTGTGTACAAGTCACGGTAGAACCCAATCATTTCGCGGAATCGGTCGCCGTCGACCCAGTTAGTGAGCTGGGGAAGCGCGTATTTCCAGAGAACAAGGTAAGCAGCGGCGCGTGTCCACTGAGAGTCTGTTAGTAGGGTGTCGTCCATCTCGCCGGTGTAGCCGGTCTTAGGCCACCAAGTGCCGCGAATCTCACGCTTAATCTCAGCTTCAGCGCGTGCGTGTTCTTCGTAGAACGTGTCGATACCTAGGTCTAGGATATCCGGTTGAATGTCGATTAAGTGAGAGTCGTTAGAGAAAGCCATATAAACACCTTACTAGAAATAAGTAGGAGTGACCCGAAGGCCACCCCAGTCAGCCTAAATTATAGGCCAGCGTCGAAGTACATTTCTACGCCGTAAGTGTCGTCTAGCTCGCCAACACCGTAAACAGCAGTAGCGTTAAGCTCCCAACCACGTAGAGAAGCGTTGCGCTCTGGCTCGATTACGAAGTCGCGTTTCATAGCTAGAGCAAGAGCTTCTGGAGCGAAGATCGCGCCTTTAGCGTCAGTACCAGAGATAGAAACGTGTGCAGATTCGTAGATATCAACACCAGCGATAGTACCAACGTAACCAGTGCGTAGAGCTTCGTTCTGAAGGTCGCCGCCATTCGGGTTAGCGAATGTGTTAGTTAGGTTAGCTTTAAGAGCGTATGCCTGTAGTGGGTTAAGAACCGCTACTAGGTTGCCCATAACTTTGTTGTTACGAAGAGTTGCAGCAGCTTTGAAGATATCAGCTACAGAAAGCTCTACGCCAGTACCGCCAAGGC